AAACAGAGTTTCGTCTGGTGATTTATTCACAATCAAAAAAAGTTAATGCCACTTTTCGTGTAAAAGCGAAAGGGCTAATGCTGCGACTATTCGTCAGAATGTTGCCAGCATTAGGTTTAGCAACTACACATGCGCGAGTTCGAGCTATCTTGGTGTTCATCACCAATTGTAATAGGGTGTACCGAGGAAGCGGGATGAAAGGATTAGTAATATGGCTGAAAGCCAATACTGTCCTTCTGCAACAAGCCTTAGGAGGTTTCAGATTGAAAAATATGAATCCTCTTAAGGTGCGTGTTGCAAGAACTAAAGGCGAAGGTTTACCTCGTCTTATTCTATCCCAGGACCGAGCCCAGATTAGAGCGGGTAACGTTAAGTTGGTCAAATTTTATTTAACTCTCTTTAACTTATACCGAGTATTAGAATTCCCTGGACAGATTAAACTGTCTACAATAACTGGTCCTTCTATAGCTGACCCAAAATTGGGCAACATCAGACATGATGTTCAAGGCTATATTAGACCCTTTATTGGACTTGTTTTACAACAGTCGGGAGGTCTAATTCTGAAAACTAGAGGAATTGAAACTCCTTCTATTTTCAAATCTGGTCCTGCGGTTGGATTACGTAGTGTTTCTACGAATCCCTTACCTCTGGCGCTTAATGCCCGAAGCCTGCGAGAACAAGGATTAGCAGATGCTATCCTATTCTTTATGAAATATCATAAAGAAGGTACTGACGTACCATATCCCGGGCTAGAGGCCATCTTCCAGGACGCAACCAACCTGTCAGATCAAGATTTCTCGGGTCCTTTTAAGGACTCACCTAACTGGAATAACATCCCATTAGGTAAACTTGGTCTTAAACAGGAGGCGGCAGGTAAAGTGAGAGTCTTCGCAATGGTTGACTCATGGACCCAATGGTGCTTAGCACCACTGCATTTGGAATTATTCAGAATTCTGGATACGTTCCCAATGGATGGTACACATGATCAACTCAAACCACTCAGTCAACATACTAAGTGGAAAAGCCTAGATTCCCTTGACTTGTCAGCAGCTACTGACAGACTTCCTGCGTTATTACAACGTGATTTGCTAGCTGAGCTTATTGACTCAACCTATGCAGATCATTGGTACAAATTACTAACAGGTCGAGAGTACTTTGTTTCGTACAAAGACTCTAATAAAGTGACTCGGACCGCTTCTTTACGGTACGAGGTGGGGCAACCAATGGGTGCCTTATCGAGTTGGGCTATGTTAGCCTTTACTCACCACTTTATTGTTCAGGCTGCTGCGTGGCACGCCGGAGTGTGTCCGGTGGGAACGCTATTCCGTGATTACGCGGTACTAGGTGATGACCTAGTTATCGGTAACTCACGTGTAAGAAAGAGCTATCTTCTCATAGTATCGGCCTTAGGAGTTGAGTGTGGAATTGCAAAATCCATCATCTCGCCTAAAGCAACGGCTATTGAGTTTGCAAAACGGACTTTTTGGAAAGGTGTGGACGTAAGTCCTATCCCAGTACTTGAGTTCGTTATGGCAAATCTTACACTAGCGGAGGCAGTATCTTTTGCGAAGAAATACACGATGACTTTCCCCGCCCTATTGAAATCATTAGGATACGGGTATCGTGTATTGGGTTCTCTCTCTCATCACGTGGGTCGGTTAAACTCACGAGTGAGAGCCCTACTGTTTGCATCTTCTATGCCGTCCAACGAGGCGGAGGCTGTGGAAGTTCTAAGCCGCGGAAATCCGTGGTTGACTTCTGAACAGCTAGGGTTAGTCCTAAACGAAATGCGTGATAACGCAGTTCGGATGGTAAAATCCCGAATCAAAGCGATTCGTGCCAGAACGGTGCGGTCCGCCGATGCAGCGAAAGCTATCACAGATAAACTGTGGACTTTCTACTACGCTCGGTATTCGGAAGCCTACCCTGTACTGAAAGAAACATCAAATCCCATGTACGGGTTTAAGTTGTTCTTTCAACGGTTGGCGCTCTTAACGCTGAACCAAGATACGAAAGATCGAGGTCAGGCCCTTCAAAGGGTGGAGCGAACCAATAAATTACCGTGGATGCGATCAGCGATTGACATCTATACTAACCTTATCTCTACGCTAAGAGATCTTAATCTCTATCTGCCTGCGAATACAACATTCGAAAGACAGGAGGTAGTTATTAGAAAAGGTCGTATGGATCCCACACAAGTGCGTCTCTGGAAAATGTTTACAAATGCTATCTTGGCGGCCCTAAAACGGCGTAAATCCAAGTAACATGATAGTTCCTCTCCAGGACACTCGCAAAAGCTAGCTAGGCAGATTGTAAGTCTGGTGGTTCCTGAACCCCTGGCCGATAGAAAATCGGACGGGTTAGTAGGAGGTCCTAGTTATACTGGATGTATTATGATTTCATCAATCATAATACTGTATGCACTGATTTAGTAGGGTAACACCGAACCAATTAAGATCATACGATCAGTATATTCTAGGTCTCCTTGATAGGACGTCATCCATACCAATGCACCTGCTAGTTATCACTATGCGACCCTGTTGAGGTCGATAGCGCATGCGAAAGTTAAACCCTTAGTGCGCCAGGGGAAATCTCTATATATAAGAGCTCCGTAAGCAAACTAAGAGGCATAAATTTTTGTGTGAATCTAATCACTGATCTACAGTAAAATCCCGTAACAGGGTGGGTTCTGTAGATTAATTCCTG